AAGTGCCCTGCATGTGATGGATACAATCTGAAGCGCAGCAAAGAAAATCCTGCCGTCTGTCACGATTGTCACGATGACGGCACTCCCAAGACCATGACCGAGGCCGTGAGCGAGGAAGCGAAGTTGGAGGAAATCCTCCGTGTGCGCTTTCCTTATATCGATCAGCAGGAAGTAAACAGACCTGTCACCGTTCACTGGTTTGACGTTATCCGCGCCATTGAAACCGCCCTCTCCCCCCGTGTTCAATCCGGTGACGGGGAGGTGGAGCGGAAATTCGGCGATTGGTTCGATGAGCAGGAGGGATACGCGCTGCGATCTGAGCGGCTGTTCGAGGAGCTGCGCGTTGATAATTTATCTCAAGCCGCTCGCATCCGTCTGTGGCTAGAATCTGCGTATAACGCTGGGGCTGAGCACGCCCGCGCAGCCATTGCCGCGATCGACGGGGGTAGGTGATGCGGGCCTTCCACCCGCTCGGATCGCCCGTCCACCATCCGGTGGCTATCTGCGATCTTGCGGCCGGATTTCCGTTAGGTCTGTCCAGTCGCCAAGCCCGATGCCTGAGCAGAGCGGGAACCTCTCAACCCCTACACGATCGCGCTGTTTTTGCAAGGTGGGGACCATTTTGAGCTATATTGCAACATTCCTGCTCGGGGTTTTGGTCAGCGCATGGCGCTCGTCCTATAAGGATAAAGAGATAGACAAGCGATTAGATGCGCTACAGAAAAATTTTGATAAAGCCCTCCGCAAAGCTGATGAAGAATTGGCGAAGCTTGGCATTTGGGGTTAACCTCCCAACTGGCTCCCCATCCCCGTCACGAACAGGTTCTTGACCACGTCGGGCGTCGCGGCATCCAGACCGGCAGTCGTCAGCAGCTTCATCTGCACCCCGGTGAACACCTGGGCCGGCGTCTTCTGCCCGCCGCTGTCAGCGATGTTGCGAGCCTGATCCAGCCCGGTGATGTTGCTTAGGCTGATCCACACCGGGTTGCCGTCATCAGTTGGCGAAACAACGGTGTTGCCGAGAACTGCCACGTCCTTGCCGCCATCGACATAAATCCCGTTGGCCATGTTGCGGCCAAAGACGAAGTTGTTCTCGATCAGCACGCGCTGGAAAGGAAGCCCGCCGACTTCATCGCGGAGGAAGATGCCCTGAGCGCCTTCGCGATTGCACAGGATGATGTTGCCCCGAATACGGATATCGGAGGATGCCTTGTTGGATCCAGCCGTGAAGAACTGGATGGCGTCGGGGTGATCGCCGGTGTCGCGGTTCCACTTTTCAAGCACGTTGCTCTCAATCGTGACGTTGCGCACATTCGAGAACTGGAAACCCTCGCTGCGGATGTCGTGGATATGATTGCCGGTGACGGTGATTCCATCACCCGAGAGCGTCCCGCAGCGCCCAAGCTCCGCGAACTCGTTGTTGATGATCTTGACCCCGCCATAGGACCATAGCTTGATCCCGACGCCGTCATTGAGCGGGTTGCTGTCGAGCGAGCCATGGACATAGCTGCCCTCAAGCACGAAATCCCGCACCGTCAGGTTCATCATGAAGTCGCTCTCGCGCTTGGCGACGGTGGACGAATGACCGATTTCGAGATTCTTCATCGTAAGCCCGGTCACGTCCGTCAGTTTGACGAAGCCGAACTTGGCGCGCGAGCCGGCCGAGGTGATCGTGATCGGCGGGCTGAAGGTCTTGCTGGATAGCGTGAGCGAATAACCGCCGGGCGCGAGCAGGAAGGTTTCACCACCCTTTGCGCTGGACAGGGCTGCGATGAGCGCGGCTTGATCGGCGATTGGGGTGCCGGTTGGCGCGGGAGGCGTTACCACCGGAGGCGTGACGACAGGCGGAACCGGCTCAGCAACCCCATGCGCGGCAAGCACGGCCCTCGCCCACGCGATCTGCTCTGCCGTGAACTTGTCCGGCGTCTTGAGGATATGCAGCGCGTCGGGGATCTTCTCGGCTGGGTAGGCGGGGACGGGATCAGGGATAGGCTCCTCAACCGGAGCAGCCGCCGTCATCGCCTCGAACACGATCAGCGCCTTCTCGCCTTCGTCCAGCCCTTCCTTGCACTCTCTCAGCGCCGCAGCGCCAGCTTCGATCATGTTGGGCGTAATCATGGGTTAGCTCCAGACTGAGAGGGTTCCGGTGTCTTCAATCGTTCCGGCGCGAACCGGGGCTGCCATTTTTCGGTAATAGGCAGTCGCGGTGTTGAGGACGGCCAATTGAGGGTTTGGCCCGCTTTCAAAGCGACAACCCCCATTCCATGATAGCGCCGTATTCGCCGCCGTCAGGCACTCATTGGCGGCAGCCGTCGACTGCGACTGTCCGAAAGTGCAGCCGAGATTGATCACGCGCGCATCGTTGATATCGGCGACAGGCCGGCCGAAAGCTCCAAGGTATCGACCGTTCAATCGAATGATCGGCGTATCTTCGTGAGCAGATGAGGCATTGTGATTGGTCGCGACGGACCCAGATGTGCTTGTCCAGCATTCATTTTCAAACACCTTGGGACTGCCATTGGCATTGCCGTGATAGTTGAACGCGTCCTCATTCGAGCGCGCCGAACCACAGCGATCGAAATAGAACCGGCCAGGCCCCTCGATAGAAACATTGTTTTTCGCGCCGCCACTGGTCGAGCGAGCGCCCTGAAAGGTGCAATTGCGAGGGACAACGAGCGGATCGACAGCGCCCGCCGCCACATAAATCAACGGTGCGCCACCAACGAAATCCACCCCGTCGATATAGGTCGTGCGGCTCGCCGAAGGGATGCGCCCGTTGTTGCTTTCACTGCACGGCGACATGCGCAGATCACCGACGAGATTGCGGCTGTCATAAGCCCAGACGTTGAGATCCGTGCCGTCGTGGAAATAGGTGCCCGCCGTCATCGCGCCCAGAGATCCGGCGGCCGTGAGGCGCTGCCAGAAACCGTCCGATTGCAGGTTGGCGAGGTCCATCACGCTGGAAGAATTGGCCGCCGTTATCGTCGTCTTGTAAATCGCGCCGGACACCGCAACCCATGTCGGGGCGGACGTGGACGATGCGGCGATGGAAATGGCGCGATTACCGCCGACGACCCGAATAGACAGGCTGCGTGAAGGCTGCGTGTTGTTCCACCCGAGCGAGCCGCGCATCAGATAGTCGCCAGCCGCCGTGTTGATGACGATCTCGTCAACGTCGCCCTTTGCCAACGCCACAGACAAGCTGGCGAGCGGAGCACCCTCGGTCCCCGCCCCGCCGTCATTGCCCCCGGCTGCAACCCAATAGGTCTTGGTGATCGCCGGTTTCAGCGTCGTATAGTCGTAGTTGGTGAGGTACTGCCCGCCAGCGCTCTCGAAGAACGTCATCGGCGGCGACCAGCGGTCGGTGAAGGCCGTTGGCAATGTCATCTGGAGGTAAGGAACGGCGGCGGGCGAACCGCCCATGCCAAGTGTCAGGCCCATCTATTCGCTCCCTTGAGATTGCCGCGCCTTCTCGGCGGCCTGGATTCCGAGCAGTTGCAGGCGTATGCTGCCCGAAACCGCGTACAAATCGAGTATCCCGAACATGGCCTGTTGCCCGTTCACGGCTATTTTCTTGAATATTTTGGCAGAAATGCTAGGGTGAGCGGGTTGAGCCGATCGTTGTCGCGATGGCCCAACCCTAACCACATGATGAGGTGTCATCACATGACTGCCGAAGAATCTCTCACTCCAGAACATCTTCGTCAATTGCTGGATTACGACCCAAAAACTGGCCTTTTTGTTTGGAAGCCAAGGCCGATCAGCGCCGCATTTTGGAACGGCAAATACGCTGGAAAACCAGCCTTCATTACAAACAACGGGAAGGGCTATCTGGGCGGGCACATCCTCAACAGAAAGTACATGGCCCATCGTGTCGCGTGGGCCATACACTACGGCCATTGGCCGCGCCGGTTTATCGATCACATCAACGGCATTAAAACTGACAACAGGATTGGTAATCTTCGAGATGTTACGCAAAAGCAAAACTGCAGAAACAAACGTCTTCTTGATGGCAGCGATGTGTGCTTCGGGATTCGCCAGCGCAAGGGAGCCCACGGATGGGCGGCTTCCATTTGGAATGACGGCGTAAACATCTACCTCGGAACCTTCTTTACCAAGGAAGAGGCTATTGCCGCGCGATCTGGGGCGCAGACGGCGCTCGGGTTCCATCCTAATCATGGGCTGCATCGCGACGACCCTTCACTGCGGCAATGAGCGCCACTAGTTGCTGGCGGAACGCTCCCGCCGTGATGTAGAGATCGAGCGGACCGAGAAGGCAGTCACGGCCCTCCATCTCACCTTGCGCGTTACGGGGCATCTGGGATAACTCCGCTGGCATCACCAACAGGTTGGCCGAGATTTGCGTTTGCGGTTTCCCGCGCCCTGTCGAGTAGCCGCATCCCGTCAGCGTCAACGCAAATATTGCGATAGACAGGGCGCTCAATGATCTTGGTGGCCTCATGATATATTGTCCTGAATTGCGTGTCCTGATCGCGGCGGGCTTCCGAGAGGCGCGACGAGACGGTTTCGATTGCCAGTCGACCCTTCTCCATCGCCGCGACTGCCTTGGCTTCGGCCTTCGCGTTTCGGGCTATGACCCGGTTGGCTCCATTGCTGTCGCCATAGGCATAGGCTCCCCCAAGCAGCGCCAGTCCACCAAGCGCACCAAAGAGCCAGCTTGAAGGGATCATTCACCGGGGGCCTTCTGCTTCACGAACTTCGCAACGAGGATCGCCGCAAAGCACGCCAGCGCGATTTCCCTTTGATGCGGGATCATCGACTGCCATTCGGGCGGAAGCGCGCGCCATGCCTCGACTGCCAGCGACGGAAAGGCCGTGAAAGCTCCCCATATGGCTAGTGCAACCGCCGTGATCCATGTCGAGAACTTGCGCCACTCAGCTCGGCAATCCTCGATCAGGCGGCGGCGGACACGTTCGATGATGTTCATGGGGTCACCTCATAATGAGGACCGTCGATGAAGGCTTTCTTGCCCATCGCCAGCCGGGCTTTGACGTACCGCTGCACAGCCTTTTCCATTTCAGCCGCGCCGGGATTGATGTCGTTGAGCAGCGACCACGTTCCACCCCAGCGGAGATTGACGCCTTCCGCCACAGCCGCGTCGCGCATTGCAGCGGCAACGGGATAGATCAGCGCCCACTCCCATCTCGGCTGCCCGTTGAGCCACGGGACGAGATCGACGGCATGGACGAATCCATCAACCTGCCTCAGATGCTTGCTGGCGAGGGTTTGAGACACGCCGCGCGCGACATAGAGCTTCTGCGTCTCAAGCGAACGCAACCCTTCCTGCACGGTGAAATCCTGCTTCGTCAGCGCGATGGCATGTTCCACCACGCGAACGAGTGATGGGATGACGCCGATCAGGTTGGTGCGGGATTTGTTGCCAAGGGTGGATGTCATGCCTTCGCCTCCATCTTCCGCTTCATCAACTCGATTTCCATGTGGTTTTCGGATACGGCGGCCTGCACGGCGGCCTTCAATTCACCCGTGCCGTGCATCATCAGGATCAATTCAAGATCACCGATCCGCTTGATGAGCCGGTCGCGGTCCTCGGTCAGTTCGGCAATGCGCTGGTGACACGACTTGATCGCTGGCCTCATCACGAGGTTGCGGACGAACACCCATGTAGCGGCGCAGCCGGTTGCGAACGCCGCCGCCATCCTGCCACCTTCGGCTCCATTGAGGTCTATGCTCATGGCATCCACCCGCCCCAGCTGGCTAGGAAGTTGGTTTCCGCGCTCACGGCTTCCGCTCCACCGGCTTGGCCGGCTGCGTAAACAGCCCAATGAACTTCGACCCATCCACCTGAGGGATGAAGCCGTTGTTGCGGTAGAGAGGGATGCGCTCGGGTCTCATGCGCGCGTCACGATCATGGTTGGCGCTCCGGCATGGGTAATCGTCGCCGACATTCTGGCTGGCACGAAGAAGGAGCAGGGACTGGCCGATGCAACTTGGTCACCTTCGACGGACACATTTGAGACCGTGCCGCCGAACAGGTTGACATAGGTGTCTGTCGGGCCTGCTGTGTAGAGAAATGGAGACGCCCCCACCACGACAGCGTCGGTTCCCACGGGATTATATCCGGCGCACCCCTCGATTTTCGTTCCAACTGCCGACGTACCGCTATCGTAAATTGGTCCCCCCGCATTGCCGCGAAGATCGACGTTTTTGAGTTGCATGATGCCGGTAAAGGCGGCGTCCATCTCTACACCGCGCTTCTGCGCCTCGGTGTAGGTGTAAGATGTATCCTCACCGATCAGGCCGCCTTCAACGGTCAGAATGCCCGAACCGGATGCGTAAATGCCGGACTTGGCTCCCGAGGTATCCGTGCTGTTATTGTAGATCAGAGGCTTGTTGAGGTGGACATAGGGCGCGCCGTTCATGTCTATGCCGGCCAGGCCGTTCGAATTGATCGAGCAGCGCGCCGGAGCGAACCATGAGAAGTTGGCGTTCAGCTTGACGCCATCCGCCGTATGAGAACCGGCCGCAAACAGGAATGCGGGGGTGAATTCGCTGCCCGCCTGAAGATCCAGGCATTCCTCATACATGTTCTCGATTTCGAGACTTGAGCCGAGGAAGAAACGGGGCGTGAGATTGGCTGCCAAGCCCGGAGTGTTGAGCGTCTGAAGTCCGATACCGCCATTGAGAAGGCGCAGGCCGTCGAATTGGATTGTGTGAACGCGCCCATCGGCTCGCAGCATGATGACGCTGTTCGACCCACCGGAGGCAGGAAGGTCGCTTTGAACAACCATGTTGTTGAACGCGACCAGATCTATCTGATCATTCTCGCCGTTGCGGGTTGTATTGTTGCCGAACAGGTCGATGCCGACATCACCCCGGACAGTTGACATCAGGCAACCATTGACGAACCGAAGATTGCCGACCTGGCGGGCGTAAACACCGTCCCACGGGTTGTTGAAATAGATATTATCGAACGTGATGTTCTGCGCCCAGTCGATGTTGACCAGGTAGCCGTTGGTCATCGCATTGCCGTTGAGCGTCAGGTTGCGGAACGTGACGCTGTTGGCCCTCGTCCCCGAACCATGGATATTGAACACATCGGCTGTACCCGAGCACATGATCTGGCAGATTTGCGGATCGTCGCCCTCAATCGTCAACGGTTTCGTGATCGTCGGGAACGATACGATTTTATAATAGCCCGTCCCAAAGTTGATTTTCGGCGTGAACGTCAGGCTTTGCGCATAATTGATGGCATTCGCGATTGCGGCAGTATCGTCAGCGACATTATCGCCCACAGCACCAAAGTCGTGAACGTGGATTTCGTCGCGGAGCTTGGATTGAACCGTTCTAGCAACCGCGCCCGCCCCCGCCTGAATGAACCCGACGAGTGACGAGCCTGTATCGGCAGCAAGGTTGAGAAAGGTCGTATCGCTGATCGGATCGGCTTCACCAATCACCGATCCCTGCGCCGTCATGAAGCGCGCGCGGTAAACTACGGCGTCGTCCAGATAGATGTTGGGGAAGCGGCCCGCCATATCGGCCTCGACGCCAACCGTTCCGAAAATATTTGCGGCTTGGCTAATTGGGTCTCCGTCGTCGTCATAGACGGTCGCGAGCGTGGTTGTGCCAGTCTCGTAGAATGCCATCTTGGCACCAGACAACAGCAGCCCGGTTATCCCGAGCGCCGGAACGAATGGTGTCTGGAATAACTGTGACAAAAAGACCTCCCGGTGGATCGCGCGATTGGCTCGCACCCCATCCGGGGGTCTCTGTGCTGTCCTATATCAGGATAGGTTCGCTTATGAAACCTATTTGATCCTGCTTGGACTTCATCCGAAACGATGTTATTCGCGCGCAATGCGCTACATCATCCCGGCAATCTTCATTCTAACCTCCGCCTGCGCCCCGACGCTGAAGGGCTCCAACGAAAGTGGTGGAATCATCACGAACGCGGCTCGCAAAGGCCAGTCCTTTGAGATGGCCGACGCCCACTGCAAGAAGTTCGGCAAAGCGGCCCGCGTCAGCTCTCAGGACAATTGGGAGAACGTGATTACGTTTGATTGCGTCAACCCTTGAAGGTCTGGCAAGTCGTTCTGATCCTTGGGCTGGCATATGCAGTTGGCCGAAAGCAAGGTCTGGCATTATTGCTGCTGACCCTCCCGTTCCTCACCTGATGCCGCCGCGCTACCGATGGACGTGTTGTCATTCGCGGCCTTCATCAGGGCGTTTTGCAATCCGGTGATTTCCTGCGCGATGGCTGGTTCGCGAGAGGCGATCCGGGAGAGCTGTTCGATCGCCGCATTCGGATCGCGCTGACGTGGGGCGCGGGCAAGCCATCTGGCGAACCGGGGGGAAGAAAGTAGCCGTCCAGTAATGAGTTGTCCGGTTCCCGCCGCTGCTGCCATTGTTGGAGCAAGTGAGCCGATGCCAAGCAAGGCTCCGATGTTGCCCGCGACCGCCCCTCCGGTATTTGAGCGGTTTGCATACCCGGCAGCCTGCTTGGACCCCTCCGCCACGCGCGCCAGGTCATTGAGCGCAGCGCGTGCATCGGGGCCGAACACCGACTTTGCGCGCGGCGTAATCTGATTCCAATGCGTGAGAAATTGATTGAGCGAGAACGCTGACCCCTCCGCGTTTTGCGTGCCTGCACTGGCGCGCCCAAGCTGTGAAATCATCGTGGCGCGGACTTCGCTACCCTCGGCAGGAGGAAGTGCCCGCACGAAGGACAATAGGCGCTGCGTATTACCGCGCGCCGCCGTGTTCAGCGACGTGACGATCTGCTCGCCGGATTTTTCGCCCTTGCCCACAATCGGCTCTAGCACCTCGTCAATCGTACGCAGGCGGTTGCGCCAGTACCGATCAGCCGTGCGGAATGCGCGTGAGGCTTCAGGGGGAAGGTCTGTTGCGATATCATCCGAAACGGCATCAAGAACCTGATTAGCGCGGCGCTGATAATCGGTGCCTCGCAATCCTTCAACTTGAGCCTGCGCACGAACATTGGAGCGGAGGCGGCGAATAGCATCGGGACGCAAGGGGATGGGGTTGCCGGCGTCATCCATCAGATCGCGGCGCAGCAACTGCAACGCGTTAATCTCGGGCGCACTCGTCGCCGCCGTTTCGCCAAGTTCAGTTAGGTGTTGATCGATGTTAGCAACACCATTGAGCGCAACCACCCGACGATCTCCAGACAAGCGGCGGGCGCGGTCATAAAGATCACCCCCACGGCGTCCGGTGCGGTCGGTGAACGCCTCCGCTCCGCGACGCGCCGTTTCGCCCGCCGCTTCCGGGTCAACTGCGTTGCCAACGGTCCCGGCAATCCTGTCCCGCGCACCCTGCGCCTGATCGACAACCCGCTGGCCACCGCGAATGATTGGACCGGCAGAAAGAGGTGCCTGCGCTGCCGCTGCCGTCAACCTGCGCGTCATCGGGCCGCCAACATCGGCTGGGAGTAGGTCAATATCCAGGCGGCGCGCGGCTTCCATTGTCTCTTGCGGTCCACCCCCGCCGGTCGGTGGGCGCCTGCCGCCGAACCGCGCCGAAGCAGCCCCGCCACCCCTTACCAGCCCATACCCGCCCAACGCGCCCACCGGAGCCGCCGTTGCGCCACCTAGCAATCGATCGCCGAAATCCCCATCGGACGCGCCGAAGCCGTAAGCCCCTGAGTAAGCGCCACCCTCAAGCGCGCCACGCGTTGCACCGGCCCGGATGCCTGTCGCCAGCGCGGCCTCGCGGCCTACGCCAGTGCGAGCCGCCGCGAGCGCCCCTTGCCGGATAGTCCCTGGAACGCCAGTTGGGAGCGCCAGCCCGCCGGCCAAGGCCCCGACCGTCCGCGCGCCGAAGTTGTTCTCTTCGTCATAGTCGCGGATCGCGCGATTGCGCGCCAGGTTCTCCCGCAGCGTACCGCCGGACATGGTATCCGCGATAGCGCCTAGTTCATCATCGACCCCGAGCACCGCAGGGATGCCGCGCGCGAATGCACGGCCTGTTTCCGTCAAGCCACCCTCGCCGCGAACATCGGAGATGTCGGGCTTTTGAAAGCGCGGCGTGTCGACGTTGAACTGGCCACCTTTTTGCACGCTATCGAGGACCGCCTTAGCTTCCTCAGGGTTTACGACGAACCCGCGCCCGTCGTTCAGCTTTGACGAGGCAGCGAATGCAACGACATCGTCCGGCGTCTTCAGTTCGCCCCGAGCGATCTTGAAAGACAGGTCCCGCTGGAACTCTTGGGCTCCCTGTGGGAGAGAGTTAGCTTCCGCGCTGGCTTTTGACGCAAAGCCGATATCGCCTTCACCGGTTGGGTCGAGAGGGTCGGCTGGAGGGGTTGGGGCGTCAGCCGGCGGTGGTTCTGGCGGTGCAACAACAGCCCCTAAATCGGCAGCAAACTCGCCAGAAAGTGCCTCGATAGCCTCACGGCTATAGCCCTGCGCCTTCAGGAAATTAGTGCGGCGGGTCAACGCGGCCTTGAGGATGTCACGGCGACTGGTTAGGTTCTTCTTGACCTCTTTCGGGTCCATCGAAGGCTCAACGGTCGTGGCGGCGTAGGCAGCCTTCTCGCTTTCAGTCAGCGCCGCTCCAAACAGATCGTTACGAATGACGTTATCAGTGCTGCCGAACTGCGCCCACCAGTCGCGCTGCCCCTCAGTCCCGAAAGACGAGGCGCGGCCTTGTATGGCGTTTTCCAGCCCGCCTGTGACCGTGTTGCCCGCGAAGTCGTCTTTGAACGAATCCAGGCCGCCTTTGATCGACCCATAAATGCCGACCTGTTTTTCATACGGTGTGGCCGCCCATGCGGGGAGGGGTTTGCCGCCGCCATCGCCAGATAGGGGCTTTACTACACCCTGCGCGCGGTAGGCCTCCAGTTTTGTTTTGATCTTTGCGCCGATCTCTGGCGTGATCGAACTATCGCCGGTCATCATCCGGCGCTCCAGCTCAAGCAGCGCGTCGGTTTCTTTTATGTCCGCCATTAGAGGCCGGCCGCCTGAAGAAGAACGTCGGTTCCCGCATCGGATGAGTTGCCATCACCACCCTTGCCTGATGCAACACGACCCTCGCGCTGACGGGCGAGATTTAGAGCCTCGCGGCGGATGCCAAGCCCTGCGTCCTGACGAACGTTGTCGCGGGCGCGCTCTTCCTGATCGGCCCTGAATTTCTTATCCGCCAGTTCGACAGCGAGCCGCTCCTTGATGTCGAGCGCCTGCATCTGCGCATTGCGCACCCATGCCGGATCATACTGCTCGGGAGCGTTGGAGACATCCAACCCGAGAGACACAGCCTGCGCGCGGGCATTGGCATAGGACGCGGGATCGGTCGCCGAACTCAGCAGCTTCGAAGTCGTCTCAATCTGCGAAAGCGCGTTCTCAAGCTCGGCCTTGCGGGTCGCGATGCGCGACTTGTCATAGGACATCACCCCTTCGATATCGCCCGCTTTCAGATAGGCAGAACGGGCTTTCGAGGGGTCGATCGCGCCGGTTGCCGGATCATAGGATTCGATCAGCCCCGTCCGCACCGTCTCTTCGCGCTCATACTGCTTTTGCTCGCGAGACGCCCTTGTGAGCTGCGCCGCCATCTGCGGGTCGAAGGCGGACAGCGCCGAAATGCCGGCCGATGGGTCTTTGGCGTAAAGCTGCAACGCGGCATCGGTGCGCTTCTGCTTTCCGATCTCACGTCCTGCCTGATAGCCACCAAGGGCTGCGCGGGCGAAGTCTGGCTGTTGGAGCAAGGACCAGTCGGGCACCTACATGCCCCCCACGTCATAAGGGAGCTGTGGAGCGGGCTGGCTATAGCTCGACCGCATACCTTGCTGCATTCCATAGGCCGACAACCCACTGGCCAGCGTGTTATTGACCCCGCTGGCAAAACTCAGCGCAGCATTGCCCGATGCGTTCGCTGCGTTGTTGTTGTTGGCGGAGACCGCGCCTGCATATCCCTGCCCGACACCGGCCTGCGCGGAGGCGGATGACAGCCCTACACCTTGCTGGCCCGTCAGTGCGCCGTAATAGCGCCAGAACTCGTCCGAGGCGATGTTTTGACCGTAAGCGGCCAGAGCTTTTTTGGCTCCTCCGCTTTCGAGACCGCCGCGCTTGCCAAGCGCCGCCGTGATGTTCTTATTTCCCTCATCGACCCGGAACTGATAGCCGGTCGAATTGCGGAAATTATCGAAGGCTGCGTTTTGCGCGCCGACCTGGCTGCTCGTAAATGGCGTCAGGTCGCGCCGCGCGCCGTCCTTATCGTAATGATATTGGCCGAACTTCGCGATGTCCCCGCCAAACGTATCATTCTGCGTGCCGCGCACCGCGTTCCAGTTTGCAAGGGCGTCAGGGTTGGCGCGGACATACGCCGTCCAATCAACATCGTTGCCGGTATCAAGACCCAGTAGCGCGCCGATCGCACCGTTCGCCGCCGTCCCCATCGACTGATACGGAGCCAGCGCAGCTGCGTTCTTCTCGTAAATCTCACGCTCAAGCGCGTTGTTGGCTTTTGCCGCCTTGTTGGCGGATTTGGCCGCACTAGATGCTCCAAGCGCATTCACCCCGGCCCCTATGACTGCCGATCCAATGATTGCCCCTGCAGTTCCGATCGCCATCAATTCAGCGCCTTAATGTAGGTTAACTCTGACGCGCGGTATCCACGGCGCTCATAGAGGCGTCCAACAGCATCCGGCCGCACCTTGGCAAGAGCGATCATCGCCCACGACTGCGCGCCCTTGAGGACGGCTATCGTCTCCATGTCGGTCAAGAGGTTTTCACCGATACCGTGACGGTGTTCTGGCTCGACCCACCAGAAAAGCTCCTGCCCGGTCAGATGGTTGTGATTGAAGTAGGCCGGGTGCAGCAACCCGCCCGCCATTCCAAGGATCACCCCCTCTCGCTCGGCGACCAGGAGAATGCCGCCATCGTCAGAAATAAGATGCTGAAGCGTCTTGCAGACCGAATCGTGGTCCCAAGACGTGACATCTGACCACTCAGCCTCTTCGAAAAAACGCGCACCGAGAAGCGCGACTGCCTGTATGTCGGCGTCGTGCGCATCGCGGATTGTATAGTCTGATTTCAAGAGACGGCCTGCCCAAAGCTGTCAGCCGCTTCGCAGCCGTCTCATTGAATAACCGTACCTAGCGTATAATAGGTTTCAAAGCAAGACTAATCAGGGAAGGATTGAATAGGAAAACTGAAACGCCATGGTGGCATTGGATGCCGTCACCGCCTTGAATGAAACCTGCGCCGTATCGTTGGTCGTGTTTGCAAAAATCGTTCCGGATTGCGTGATGACGGACGTTGCGATCGTCCCGCCACAATCCCCGGTTGCGGAGAAATTGGAAGCCCCCGGAAGCGCGATCTCGAATGTCGATGCCGGGCCGATCGCAGTGGGATCGACATCAACCGCCCCTGACACAGTGACGGTGTCTCCAACACGCAGCCATGAGCAAATACCCATCGTTGTCGCGTCGACATTCACGAGATTGGTAACTGCCGGTGTGTAGCGACCATATGCCGTCAAAATCGTGAGCGCCACGTCGTCTGCATTCACCGTGATGCCAGTTCCGGCTCCTACGTTGAAGGTGCGGTCTGCTGCTAGGGTGCCACCACCCGTAAGTCCGGCGCCGGCCGCCAGGTTACGGGTTGCTGGAGCAGCGGCATTCGCGGTTGCCTGTGCTGCTGCGGCATCCAATATTGCCTGATTGGCATCGGCTTGGGCAGCTGCGGCGTCAGCAATGGCTTGGCTTGCATCAGTCTGTGCCGCATCGGCATCTATCTGCGCAGCATCCGCAGACGCCTGTGCCGCCGCTGCCGCTGCCGCTGCCGCCGTCACATCGACATCGACCGCAGCGATGTCCGAGAATGCCCTTTCGATTGCCTCGGCAACGCGCGCCCACCAAAGTTGGAACGTGTTGGATGGCCTGGAGCCTGAAACGATCTCCTGGCTTATCTGAAGCCTCTGTAGCCTAAGAGCCATTATCGACTCCTGCCGCCCATCGGCTCGTTCATCTTGATCGCAGACAACCGCCAAGGTGTGCGATCTGTAATTCTCCAATGAATGAGCGCGCCGTCCCCATCGACAAGCCCCAGCGTGCGCCAGGCAGCTCGCGCGCGATACTGGCCCTGCATACCGATATTCGCCTGCTTCCACGGCCCCCACGTCATGCCCTGATCGCGGGAAATGCGCAGTTCGATAATGGGGTCTCCGCTAATTGTCGGCTCCATTCCGACCGAGCAATCCAGAACGATGTTGTCGATGAAACCAGCCTGATCGACTATGCCGGTATTAATCCTCTGGATCGGCTCTTCGTCATCATGAAAATATGCGCCGTCGAGTCTCCATAGTTTGCCCGCCTCATTGTCTCCGGCGACAATGATCTGGTCATACTGAAGCCCGAGATGCGCGCGCCAATGCTGGCGCTCATACGAGCCGAACTCGGTCCACTGCTGCGTCGAGGCGTCGTAAGGCAACGTCCCGTCATCAGTCGTCAGGCAGTAAAAGGTGTGTCCTATCCACGGGAACCACCACGCTCTCAAGTTGGCCGGGTCGGAATCCTGAATACTCTGCTCGATGCCATGGTCGGAAATGCGCGTGGGGACGCTATCTCCGCGATAAACCAGTTTGTCATGACCTACCCAGATGACGCTATTGTCCATCTTCACGATGGTATCCCGAGCGAGGCAGCCCTTATCGTAAAGACGCCCTTCGATCCGCTGTAGGGGGCTGGTTCCGTCACCGGTCGTTACGAAGATTTCTGTGACCTTCTCACAGAAAACCCATACCTGATCCGACACCACAACAGCCGCAATGATCTTGCCCGTCGATGTTTCCGCAGAGATGTAATCCAAATCATCCCAGACATAGGGATCTTGCGTGAAATACAGCCGCCGCGTGTCCGAGTGACTGGCGAAAGTGATGCCGTTGATATAGCCTACCGAACTCGCGCCAAACGGATGATCTACGTTCGGATATTCAGGGAAATCTATGGTTGTCACGGTCGCGCCATCGCTGGCGTAAAGGCCGATGTCATTGGCTATCATCAACACATCTAGGGTGGCGCTCATGCTCACTCTATCAGCGCCGGGAATTGTCCCTATCTCGACGCTGCCGCGAAACAGTTTCGTACCGGATACCGTGAACAGATCACCATCCAGCGCGCCGGGCTGTTGGAACATGCCCCGGATCGGCCCACTCCCAAGAGTAAGGTATGGCGCAAGACCAGGACGCGCCAAAAGCGCCATGCCCGCACGAGAGGTAGGAACCTTCTCGACGAACTGGTTCAACAAGCGAACCTTCGGAAGATCCGCCCTGCTGAACGTCTGAATTCCATACGGCAGTATCATCAGCGATACCCGATGATCCCGGTCGCGGTCGTGCCGGTCGCGAGGATGCGCTTGATCTGATGCGCGTAGTCAGCGCCCACCTGCCTTTGCGGGAGAACCGCCGTAGTGCCATCCTGATAGATGACAGCCACATCCCCGGCCGCACCCACCGTAAATCCACGCAGGACGCCACCAGCGATGTCATCGCTATCGCTTGGCGTTATCGCACCCGTGGTGCTTGCTGCGCCGGAAATGTCAGTCGTTCGTCCCATGGTTCATTCCTTTCAATTGATTGCCCATGCGGCAGGCGTGGTTGCTGGTGTGAGAGTGATCGGCGATGATGATGCCTCGGGATCAATATCGAGCGATGCTGGAGACATGGGCACAGTTATGAGATAATAGCCGCCGCCCTGCGTGATTGTCGGAACATAGCCGGTGAAGACAAATGAGCCAGCCTGCGGCGCGATCGTCTGCGCCCCCACTTGCGTTATGGATGGGGCGTAGCCCGTGAATCGCAGAGAGCCTGACAACGGGGCAATGGCGCGCGGCTGCGAGATGGCTGGGGCGTAGCCGGTAAATGTAAGCGCGCCGGAGTCCGGTGCGATCGTCTGCGCATCGCCCTGTGTTATACCCGGCGCATAACCGGTGAACGTCAGTGCTCCTGTGGCCGGAGCTACTATGCGCGGTTGAGAGATAGAAGGAGCATAGCCCGTGAATGCCAGCCGACCACTTACGGGCGTTAGCGTGCGCGGTTGGCTTACCGCTGGGGCGTGTCCAGTAAAGTCGAGTGAGCCGGAGCCGGGATCGATAACGGTGCCGGTCGCCTGATTATAAGCAAAGACAAGGATGCCATCGCCGCCAAGGCCAGCCCCGCCGGAAGCGCCACCAGTCTGGTTGCCACCACCACCGCCGCCCCCACCGATGCCGCCAGTGCCGGCCGGAGTACCTGAAGAGCTACGTCCACCACCGCCGCCGCCACCAACACCGGCAATGCCACCAGCAAGAGACGTATCGTTTCCGCCATCGCCACCGGTCGCGCTGTCAGCGCCGCCGCCGCCGCCGCCGCCATTTGCGCCGTTCCCGGCGGGTGTCGCGCCAACACAACCTGCGCCGCTGCCAGACCCTCCAGTTCCGCTGCCGCCAGCCGCGCCATTGGCATTAGACGCAAGCGCATTCGCGCCGGCAGAAGACGAACCTCCGTTGGAACCCCCGCCACCAGCCCCAGACCTGTTTGCAGATCCCGCGCCGCCGTTTTTACCAGCGCCAGTTGGCCCGGCCGAGCCGCCACCACCCGCGCCGCCGCGACCGCCTGCAGCCTGCGCCGTACCACCAGTGCCGCCGTCATATCCGGTCCCGCCCGTTCCGCCCGTTCCGCCTGCCCCACCAGTATTCGCAACAGCATTAGAACCGGCAACCGCAGAGAGGATCGTGGACGCGGTATTGTCTTGCAGAAATGTCGGATTGCCAGAGCCGCCCGCCCCGACCTGAATGGTCAGAACATCATTCGCCGCGATGTTGCTGGCGCTGGTCAGGAAGCGGCATTGCCCACCACCTCCACCACCGCCGCCGCGTGTATTGCCAACGCCGGGCTGTCCGTCGCCGCCTGGGCCAACCGCCCATATGCCTACCAACGAGCCGAAGTCAGACGGAACCGTTAGGCTTGTGTCGCCCGCATTCTTGATGATGTAGGCGACGGCCACGGCAGCGCGTTAGGTCGCGTCGAACCAGCCGTTGGCCGGGACAGTTATGGTGAGCGGATTACCTGAAGTTGTTGCCGGGACATTCGCCGGGGCTGTGTCACCAAGAAAATAGCCGATAAGGGGATTGGTTAGGCCCCAGAGCGTGCCATTGTAGTAGAACACGCCATAGCGCCATGCGGGAATATCGCCGCCACTGGCGTTCCACACCGGGCTTGCCGACGAGAATTTATAACCGCCGCTGACAGCGGTGGCCACCATGGACGAAAGCGAGATGCCGCCGGTCGTGTAACCGTTGCCGTTCGCGATCTCGTTTGCGGAAACATTGGCCCAGATCGTGTTACCGCTGGTCGTGACATCCGGCGTGTAGCTTGATGTCACCAGTGCGAGCTTTACCGTGCCCGCGACCAGAGCATTGATGTTCAGGTCGTCCTTGTTGGCGCTGTAGAGCGTGACGGTGCCGACTGCCATTTAAAATCCCCTGCCGTAAATTGGCCCCATAAAGATCGACGCCGGACGGTCGCTATCCAGCATCTCCTGCTCAAGAATGACGGCGCGTTGCGTGATGAGCTGCGCGGTCGTCGGATCGATGCGCGCGATCCCGAAGTTCGGAATCAGCCTTGCGGCGAGGCACACCCACACCGCCTCGGTCCACTGCTGCGGTACGTCGAGTGTTTCGGTCAGCGCCGTCACGTCCTCGATCACGCGGGTGTAGTCGATTTTGAGGTCTGTATCCGTTGCAGGAACAGGCCAGACGTAAAGAACCGGAGCGTCGCGCTGCTTGTCGAGGTAATAAGCCGTAGGGCGTCCTGGAGACGCCTTGTTGGGGATCTGGCGATACTCACCCTCTTCCCAGCGCGCGATCGGTAACTCGATCCCGTTGTTGATGACACGAACCGCCTGAACGTCGATGATGTTGGGGGAAAGTGTGCCGGACGGGCTATCAGCGGGAATGGTGATATCGCCGGTCGTGTCGCGCCAGAGGTTCGCACCTTTGGCTTGCCAGCTCTTCAGCAGCCAGTTGAGGCGCTGGCGGCCCAACTCTCCCTCTTCAGCAGTGGGCTGCTCACCCGGCGAAATGACCCCAAGCTCCATCATCGCATAGGTGACAACCTCCTGTGCGGTCATGGCGCTTGAGATTGATCCGCTCGTCGTCACAGGTCGTCAGGCCCTATGTCTTGAGAAACGAAAACGTCGGGTGGCTCGGGGGCCGCGTCGGGTCGGGGCTGACCTTCGGGGTATACGTTCGGAGCAGTCAGCTCGGGTGGACGGGGATCGTGGTCATCAGGGCAGACACGAAGCCCCGTCCATTCCAAACTCAGTTCATCAAGGCGAAACTTGAATCCACATCGTTGACAGGTTCCCCAGCTGCCGCCGGGTTTCCAATGCTGCTCAACGACGCGCATCCAATCATCCTCAAGCGCCGGCGTTGCCCAGAGTACCCCGCCAATCTCCAGCTCCAGCGGAGAACCGCATGGTCGCCTTGGCCTTCGCGTTATCGGTGTCGAAGTCATTGTCCTTCGACAGAGTGACATCGCGACGCCACATCGAGATGAGACCGTTCGGCACGTCGGTCTGGACGAACCATGCATCGGTGTCGGTCAGGTACTTCGACACAACCACATCAGGCACGATGCCCATGGCATTGAGCGCGTTGATGTCGTTGTTCGGCGTGCCAGCGCGAAGGGTGCTGTTCAGGATGCGGGTGGCATTGAACGCATCTTCCGGCGAGATAATCAACCGGCGGACACCGGCATTGATTGGGAAGCCGCGATTGTTGAGCAGCCGCCATGCCGCCTTGGTCGCGTCTTCCATCGCTGCTTCCGAGAAGTCGGCCGCCGTCAGCAGGTTCGACTGGTTGCCCGAAAGCGTCGGGTGGGATGCAGAAAACAGCGCCACGCCGTCGCCGATCGGATATGAGCCGCTGAAGCCACGATTGAGCACGTTCGCGTGAACAAACTCCGCTGTGGTGCGCATCGACCATGCAAGATTGCCGGCACGGGCGCGCGACACCTCGTCATAGAGATTGTCTTCAAGCTCTTCCTCTGTGACGATGTAGCCGAGACCATAAACGACGTGGGTAAACGTCGCCGTATAGCCCTGCTGATCGCTGTCGTACTGGATCGGAGCGGCTTCGGTCTTGACCGGAGCGAGGCCGAAGGTCGTCCCCTCGACGATCTTCTCCTGATACTTGTTCGAGTCCATGCGCTCGAAGATCTTCGACCAGGTTGTGGGAACCTTGTCGTAGCTCAGACCGAACCATTTCTTCACGCCGGGCCAGAGAGCTTCCGGATGGGCGGAACGTGTGATGATACCTGCGGGCATTGTTCAGTTCCCCCTTAAACGCCGGTCGAGCCGACAGCGCCGGTCTCAGTTGGAAGGTTGATGGCGACGAGCCACTTTGCGTTCGTGCCGATCTCGTTGTCGGCACGGCGCTGAAGCTCGACGATGCGAAGCTGGAGGGTCGCCGTGGTGGCCGCCGTCGAGCTGTCAAGCATGAAGCCGGACGCCTTGGTGGTGGTGGAGCCGGATGCGGCGATCAGATCCGCGTTGAGGCCAACGCTGGTTGCAGCAAGAGCGCCACCAACGCTGTCTTCCTGAATTTCGAACAGGAGCGCGGGGTCGTCGGCCACAAGCACATAGAAGGCTGTGGACGCAGCACCATAGCCAGCAGCGTTCAGCGTTGCATCAGGCTGGAAACCAACCACAACGCCCGTAATGCGGCCAGCGGATGCCGCCGTCGCTCGGGTCGCGGTAGGAACACCATCAGCATCAGCCGAACCGGCAATGATGACGGGATCACCAATGAACAACGCAGTGCTGTCGGTCGCCGGATGGTAGTAGAGACGGGCAGCCCCCATCCAGGGGGAGCCGTTGCGGTAGCGACGGGGGGTAAGCCCTGTCGGTGCATTCGAGTTAGCCATGTTCAACCCCTATGTCAGGGGCTGAAGATCAAGCCCCCCGTGAGATTCGATTGCCTTTCGGAACGTAGGTCACGTCGTCCTGGCGGTTATCGGTGGGATCGGCTTTCGCGCCTCGGGCCACGGCCTTTTCGCGCTCATCAAGGACGCGGGCCTTGGCCTGCTGATCCTCGTCGTACCAATCCTTGTGCTTGGCAGCGAGGCGGGCGTAGACGGGCTTTCCATCGGGTGAGGTCGCAACCGGAACGGTTGGCGCCCCTTCCACGAGATCCCAGTCGTCATCGACCGTCATATCGTGAATGCGATTGCCTTCGTCATTGAGCCACCGAAGGGTCTTGCCCTCACGGTCTGCCTGCTCCTGAATTTCCTTGGGGATGGCGAGCTTCATGCGCGCCCCTCGATCCAAATCGCCATCATCACGACGGCGGCGCTCTCTGCGCGTCTCGGATGCCCTGTCAGAAAGGGCCGGGGCGGTTTCTACCGCAGTCTCTTCAAGCCGGTTAGCTCTATCGTAAACGCCTCTCGGCATTTCGCACACTCCTTGTTTCATAATCCGTTGCTCTATGCAACCCTTTTGTCGCGGTCTTCCCAAAAGTCCTTGGCATATTCATCTTTGGGGTAGCCGCCGGGGAAGCCGCGCTTCTTGAAGTCGGCATCAAGCTTGGCCTGATGCTGCTTTGCGTCGCTCGGCAGATCATCAAAGCCGCGTGCGCGGGGACGGAGGGACGATGTGCGTGTACCCGGCTCGTTGACACCGGGTGCGGGCTTCTTACCGGGCTTCTCGTCATCGAACAGCTCGGGGAAAGCCTTGCGCACCTTGGCTTCCGCTGCCTCAAGCTGTTCGGGAACGGGCCTGCCCTCTTTCGCCAGCTTTACCGTCTCAGCAATCGCCAGATCGGTCGCGCGCGGGTGCGCCTGAAACCATGAATGACGGGCGACGAACGCCTCTACATCGTCATCCTTGGTGGCTTCGGTCTTGACCGCCTGCTTTTCGAGATCACGAAGGCTGTCACGGGCCTCCTTTGCGGCCGCCTTGTCGCCGTCTTCAACAGCCTGGTCGAACGATGCCTCAAGCTGCCGACGCTGCGCACTCAGCGCGCGGTCCATGGCGGCTTCCTGCGCGCTGGTCATGCGGCGCATCGTTTCTTCAACACGCTTCACGGTGCGGCGAAGGGATTTGGTCTCGCTGGCGGTGTGCTCAAGGAATTCCGGCCAATCACGCCATCCCGATGGATCGCCGCGCCAGTCCTTTTTGTCAGACCAGCCCATTTTCGCAGCGATGTCGCGGCCTGTTACCTCGGGGGCGGCCTTGTCATTCGCCTCTGACTGCTGTTCCTCGATCTCTGCGCCATCGACTTCGGCATCTTCCGCCGTGTGGACTTCATGTTCGGTATCAGCCATCGGCTTTCTCCTCAATCACCGCCGTCAGATCCTTGTCGAGCAAGAGGCGCATTTCATTGCCCGCCTCGTCCTCAAGCACGGTGCCGCCATATTTGGCGAACATCACCGCATCGCCTATTTGTGGGCGGGCGTTTTCTGGGAAGTCCGCGAAATCGAATGCCGCCGGGGACATGGCGAGAAGCCGCCCCTTGATCTGCGCAAGGCGGTCGCGATCGCTCACGGCGTCCGGTATGATAAGACTGCCGATCTTGGTCTCTTTCGGTGGAAGGCCCACCAGAATGTTGAAGCCCATCGGCCTGATGGCGTGCTTGTAATGCTCAACCGTCGGAATGGTCATCGTTCAGCTCTTCCCACCGCTCAAAATCCGTTTCGACAAGCCCGCGATATGCGTCGGCCCGCGTTCTCAATTCACACAGGACAAGCGGATCAGCCTGCCCCTGCTCCCAGCTCAGCCGGTTCCATTCCGCCGCCTGTGCCGATGCCGCCTTCTCCACTGCCTGGAAGACCCATCTGGTTATCGGGTGCTCCCGCCATGCCTGGAATTCGTCCAGCTCCACCATCTGCTTCTCCCAGCTTTAACCCGGTCTCAACGCCCTTCTCGGCGCTCTGCGCACGGTAGTAATCCGCCTGCGCGTTGTTCCTGTTCGTCTCGGATGCGACCTTCTCAAGCTCGGCCACCTGTGCCGGATTCGGCTCGTTGCTCGGCGGCGGGACCAGCTTGTCCAAATCCTCAATGTCGGCCGCTTCATAGACCCTGCGCATCAGTTCATGCTGGTTGACGTTGGGATTTCCGGTCCCGGTCTGTTGCAGGAACTGCGCCCGCGCCATCTTCTGGAGCCGCGTCACGCTGTTGGGGTCCGAAACCGGCCTGATGTCCATATCAGCCGCGTTGAAGTCCGCCGCGAAATCGGCCAGCGGATCGTCGAGCACATCGATATAATCCTGCGCCGTCTTTTCATCGCCGTACCGGCCTTCAAGCTCAAATATGCGCTGAAACTCGGACTTAAGCCCCCGGTAAATCCGCTTGTAGATCGCGGTGAACACCTGCAATCCCTGCTCGATCAGCGCCAGCGTGGTGCCAACCTGCCCGTTATTCGAAGCATCCCCGCTGGTAACATCCTTGATCGCCGCAACATCCTTCGCAGCCCCCAGGATAAGCTCAAGCAGGTTGAACATGATCGCGGATGGCTGGGGAGTCGTCCGCTCGTAGATTGCGTCCTTAAGCGCCCCAGCGCCCGCCGTCACAACCTTGTACTCGCCCGGCCGCCACCGCATGGTGTTTTGACGATTGGAGCCCTGCAAACGCAATCCCGACGCGATGAACCCGCCGCCAGCGATCTGTGCGTGTCCGGCGTCAAACATCTGGTTGATGGTCGTGTTGATGATGCTGCCGAGACTGTGCAGCAAGTGCGCAAAGCCGATCCCGTAGAACTTACCCTCGGGATGCGGGAAGAAGTCGTATTTCACATAAAAGACTTGCCGCGTGATCTCGATGACCGTCTCGCCATCCTTCTGCACATCGTCAGGCGAAAACGCCGCCTCAACCTTCAGGACGTGTCTCGTTTCCTTGTCCACCGTGACGATATAAGGCTCATCAATGCCATCCTCGTCCAGGTCCAACAACCGGTGCTGCTCAAGCAACAGACGCGGCTTTTCAGCATCGTCATGGTCGTTCGGAATATCCCACTCGCGATACTCCCCCGACGCAATGCGCTGGCGTATCAGGTACGGATAGACGTCCGGGATTTCCTCGGTAACGCGCGGCGCGGTCTCAAGGCTCTTGGCGTCCATCGGAACGACAAGTCGTAAGGCTGGCACATAACCCGCAGCAGGTTGTCCCTTGCGCTTGGCCCACCACACCTTGCGGAACCCGCAGCCGACGATGGGAAGCTGGTATAGCATGACATCGGTGTCGGCCTCCCAATCCGCCATGCGGTAATTGATAACGACGTTGAGATATTCCTTCACCCGCTGCGCACGGGCCGTCTTGGCACCTGGCGGGATTGCCCACACGACCTGTGGTTGCCCATCAGGCCCCATGACGGGCTCCGGAGCGCCCGTTTCAGGGTTCGGCTGTAACTGCGGTACCGGAATGAGCCCCTGTGGCGTCTGCATCATCTGCGGACGCCCCTTGTCGGAGCCGACCACTTTGACCTGAACCGTCTCGTCGCCCTTGACAATGGCGGGGTATGCGCGCGCATTGAACTCGGTCGCGGCAATCGTCAGGATCGGGTATTGGACGTTTGAAGCCTTGTCGAATGGATAGGCCTTGTCCGCCTGCGCCTCTTCCTGAGACGCAAGTTTCAGCCCTTCCTTGACCTTATCTGCCCAGGCTTGGCGATCGGTGCAATCGCGCTCGTAATCCTCGACAACATCGGTGCCGAGCTTGACCAGTTCTTCCTCACTGAAGGCAGGGGAAATATCCCCAACGCTTTCGGCGATGATTTGCAGGTGATCGAGCGAGGTTTCGACTGGCGGTTCTTCTTCCAGGATTCCGGCGGGGAGTGTGGCCATCAGTCCGCAAACCCATTGGCTTCGTTCACAACGTCGATGGCTGACGAGCGGGCAATTAGTTCATCTCGGGCAAGCTCACCCACCATTCCCACGAACATATGACGGTTGCAGGGATAGTCATCCGGCCAGTCGGTGGCGGCTGCGACGAATGCGGTGCCGTCCGCCAATAGCCCAACTATTGCATAGGCCATCAGTTCGCGATCAGTGTCCACCATGTTGCGAACCGACGAAAGAGCGCGCTGACCTAGCCGACCAGCGACCCGCGCAGGCTCAATTGAGGAAAGCGCGCCCGGCTCCATCAGCCCCGTGCCCCACCCGCGCCAGGCTGTGTCTTCGGTGTCTTCGTATCCTTGCCCGACTTCGCATCAGCCTTGGCCTGTCGCAGACCCTCCCCAACATCCTTGTTGGCGCTGTTCTCAGGGTCGTCCGTGCCGTCGTCGGCGGACACTTCCTTGATCTTGGCTTCCGTCATGGTCTTCGGGTCTTGCGTGACCAGACGTGCCTTGCGGCCCTGTGACAGGCGCTGCGCCGCGCCTAGCGGATCGCCGCTGGTCAGCACGGTGTCTAGTTCGTCCATC